GATCCAGATAACTTCACACCACGCAAGGCTGTAATGACCCGTTACGGCAAGGCGATGGTCCGTCCAGACATGTACGGTCTAGTTGTTTGCCAAGATCTACTTGGTTAGTAAAAATTAAAAGCTGAAAAGCTCCCCGCCTCCAAAAGAGGCGGGGTTTTTTATTAGCTGAAAACTACTTATTTTCACAGAGGAAAAATAAATGGCATTCCCAGTACTAACTCCAGCATCAAATAGCAGTAAAAGTATTTTACCTCCAACCGGAAGCGTTGCTAACGTTACAACGGCTTCGTTGCCATTTGGTGTTTATGTAAACAGCGATTACTGGTCTGCAAGCCAAATAGATCTTTTTAAAAAAGGTGCCGCTGAAGAGGTTGCATTTGTTTACAAAAAACTTGGTGGGGATGTTCTTGACATAGAAATAGTTGAAAGTCAAGTTTATTCTGCTTACGAAGAAGCAACCCTTGAATATTCTTATCTTGTAAACCTACACCAAGGAAAAAATATCCTTTCAAAAGTCCTTGGCGGTTCTACTGGCTCGTTTGATCAAAAAGGTCAATTAACTGGTTCAGACATCTCAACCGCAGAACACATAGAACTAAAATTTCCAAGATTTAATCTTGGTTATGCTGCAACAGTTGGTAAAGGCTATTCAACAGTAGTTTCGATGAACGGCACAGAAACTGTTTATTCTGCCTCTTTTAGACCAAGTGCTGGTTTACAAGATTATGATTTACAGGCAATAATAAGCAGCAGCGCAGATTTTTCTGGAAGTGTTGGTAAGAAACGAATAAACATAAAAAAAGTTTATTACAAAACAGTAGGCGCTAGCTGGAATTTTTATGGCTACTTTGGCGGTCTTAACGTTGTTGGTAATCTTTCTACTTATGGACAATACGCAGATGATTCCACATTTGAAGTAATTCCTGTTTGGCAAAATAAATTGCAAGCAATGGCTTATGAAGACGCAATTAAAACGCGTGTTAGTGATTGGTCTTTCCAACTGCGTAATAATAAATTAAGACTGTTCCCTGTTCCTTTTGAATCTGGTCCTGATCAATTTTGGTTTGAATTTACAGTTGCTAACGACGCTTGGGAAGATGATTCTTCTAATGTTGATTCAGGTGTGAATGGCATCAATAACATTAACACAATTCCTTTTCAAAACATTCCCTATGATAAAATTAACAGCATGGGCAAACAATGGATTCGCCGTTATGCATTAGCGTTATGCAAAGAAATGCTAGGTCACATTCGCAGCAAATTTGCAAATATTCCTATTCCAACTGAAAGTGTTACTCTTAACGGCACAGCCCTTGTTAGCGAAGGCAAAACCGAACAAAAAGAACTTAAAGATGAATTACTTAAAGTTCTTGATGAAACTACATACGATAAATTAGTTGAAAAAGATGTTGCTATTGCAGAAGGCTCTTCAAAAGTGCAAGCCTTTGCGCCTGTGCTTATTTACGTTGGATAACTAAATGGCTAGAAAAAAAGATAAATGGTCACAACCTGAAGCGCCACCTCCACCACTATTTACAGGTCAAAAAGAAAAAGATCTTGTAAAGCAAGTTAATGATGAGCTAATTGAAAGAGTTATTGGGCAAGCTATAATTTATTATCCTGTAAGCATAGAACATACAAATTTTCATCCGCTTTATGGTGAAGCATTAAGAAAAACTTTTTTACCACCAATACACATTCACGCATTAGTTTCTTGGGAAGGCTACAAAACTACTACAAACAACTATGGTATTGATCGTAGACCAAGCATTACAATTCATTTTCATAAACGTAGACTTGTTGAGGATCAAGAGCTTTTTGTTCGTGAAGGCGATTTTGTTTATTATGATTCAGCTTTTTTTGAAATAGTAACGATAACAGAACCAAAATTAATTTTTGGTGATCCAAATAGCACTATGGAAATAGCGGCAAAATGTATCAAAGCGCGTGAAGGTACTTTTGACGCGAAATAAATGGATTTTGAAAAATATTCTATCTATTTATTATAAGTTTTAAACATTTAGAAAAATCAGTTTTAGGAGACTATTTTAATGGCTATTGAAAAGTTTAGATTTGTTTCTCCCGGTGTTCAAGTCAACGAAATAGATGACTCGGTTATTGCCCCACCACTACCTGCAATTGGTCCTGTAATTATCGGTAGAACGGCAAAAGGCCCATTCATGCAACCGGTTTTAGTGGATAGCGTTGGCGAACTAGAAAAGATATTTGGCGCACCATCTAATGGTATTGTAGGCGCAGGCGACATCTGGAGAACAGATGTTCCAACTGCTCCAACTTTTGCTACTTATGCTGCAAGAGCCTTTCTACGTAACTCAAGCCCAGTAACAGTTGTGCGTTTAGGTGGTGTTACTAAAAGCTCAGCCGAAAGCGGCAACCCCGGTTGGTCGGTTGATAATGCCTACCACATCTACGCTGTAAGCCATGCAACGCAACAAGCAACTCTTGCTGGCATTGTTTATGGTAAAACTGGTTTTGCTCTAGAAGTTTCTTCATCTGTAAACGGCATTAAAACAAATAGCTCTGGTACTTTAACTGATAATTTAGTAACCCTTTATTTAAGCACAAGTGCCGGTGGTCAAGAAGCCGTAGAGGTTTCACTTACTGATGCGGGTTCAAGCAAGTTTATCCGCAATGTGCTTAACACAAACCCAACAAGATACGCAACAGATCTTTATTTCTTAGGTGAAACGTTTGAAAATTCTGTAACTGGCACTTACAGCAATGTTTTTGTTTCTTCATCCCTATCTTGGGTAAATTTTAGCTCGGCTTCTTATAGCGCAGAAACGCCCTACATAACCAGCGATCACACTAACACCTATTCACCAAAGAACTTGTTTAAATTTGTTGGTTTAAACAGTGGCGGCAATCTTTCTAAAGAAATTAAAATTTCAATTGAAAATGTACGCGCTTCAAAAAACACAAACGTAACAAAATATGGAACTTTCGATGTTGTTATCCGTAAACTATTTGAAACACAAACATCAAATGTTCTAGAAAGATTTAATGGTGTTAGCCTTGATGCAACATCAGAAGATTACATTGCAAAAAGAATTGGTGACACCTACAGAGCTTGGGACAACGATAACAGAAAATATATCGAAACCGGCAATTATCCAAACAATTCACGTTATGTTCGCGTAGAAATGTACGAAGGCGAAACAATAAGCCCCGTTGATTTACCACACGGTTTCATAGTCCCCGGTCGTCCAAAGGGCGGCGCAAACGGCTTTATCACCGGCTCTGCTGGCACTGCTTCGCACCCAAACATCCAATTCCTTACCGCTTCGCAAACAGTTAGCGCAGCTAAGGCAACAAGATTTGGTCTTGTAAGTGACATTAGTAGAAACGCTGATCTTGTAGACATTTTAAGATTTAAGCCAGCTGCCGCTTCTGCTAATTCAGTAGCCGATGGGTTATTTACAACTAGAACAATTGACACAGGCTCTTCACAAATTACTTATAATTCAGTTAACAATGCTGCAAATTATAACCCAAGCGATGTGTTGTTAAATGGTTCTATCCTTGGATTTAACGTTCCACTCTACGGCGGTTTTGATGGCGTTGACATAACTGTAAAAGAACCATTTGTTAGCGAAACTGTGCTTAACAACGCAACCGAAACAAATAGCCCAGCCTACCGCGCTATCAAGCAAGCAATTGACATTGTTTCAGATCCAGATTTAATCGACATGAACATTCTTTGCGTGCCCAATCTTAAGAAAGCGGCCTTAACAAGCCACATGATTGATGTTTGTCGTGATCGTGGGGATGCAATGGCTATTATAGACATCGAAGGCGATTATAAATTCCCATTTGAAGCTACTACAAACACATCAACTGGTGATAAACCAATCGCGGTTACAAGTGCTATAACAGCACTTGATGCCCGCCAAATTGATAGCAGCTACGGTGCTGCTTACTTCCCAGCGGTTTTCGTAGCCAGCGAAAACATCTTTATGCCAGCCTCTATAGCGGCATTAGGCGCGTTTGGCGGCACAGAAGGTCGTAGTGCCCTATGGTTTGCTCCAGCCGGGTTTAATCGCGGTGGTTTAACTGAAGGTTCAGCTGGCATTGGTGTTAGCAGAACAGCGCTATCACTAAACAGAACAGATCGTGATGATCTCTACGCTGCCAACATTAACCCAATTGCTACCTTCCCAAATGAAGGCGTAGTAATCTTTGGTCAAAAAACACTACAACAAACACCAAGCGCTCTTGATCGTGTAAACGTTCGCAGATTATTAAACTTCATCAAGAAGCAAATTTCACGCGCTGCTACACGCATCCTGTTTGAACCAAACGTTGAAGACACTTGGAATAACTTCAAAGGTGTTGTTGAGCCATTTCTACAAAACATCAAGAATAACTTTGGTCTTGATGACGCTCGTGTAATTCTAGACAGCAGCACAACAACAGCCGATCTTGTTGATCGTAACACTCTCTACTGCAAGATCTTATTAAAACCAACCAGAGCGATTGAATTTATTGCAATCGACTTCGTAGTAACAAACTCTGGTGCTTCATTCAGCGAACAATAAAAGTTATTAGGAGAATAAATAAATGCCTTTTTGGAACACAACAGCATTAGACCCAAAACGAGAATTTAAGTTTAAAGTAACATTTAGTCGCTTAGGTGCTGATGCAACTTTCCTAGCACAAACAGCTGACAGACCTGTTTGGACTGTTAGCGGCGAAACAAAAGTAGATTTTCTTGATAAATCATTTAACTTTCCCGGCAAGGTAAAGTGGAATGATGTTAAGATTAAGTTTGTTGATGCTGCCACAGGTGGTGGTGGCGTTAACGTAGCGCGTAGTTCCTATAATTATCTTGCTGACTCTGGTTGGGTTATTCCAGACGGCGTGGTAAACGGTAATACACAGAATTTAGCTACAATCGGTAAAAGCGCTGCAACCGCTCAAGCCGGTGTAGTTACCGTTCAAACACTAGATTCTTCAGGAACCGCAATTGATGTTTGGGTTCTTAAGAATGCATTTGTTACAACGGTTGCGCTCAATCCACTAAACTACGGCGGTGAAGCAATTCTAACTGCCGAATATACATTCAAGTATGATTGGGCAGAATATAGCGGTAGATAATTTAAAATTTGTCTAATTAGTTATATAATACTATATAACTTGAGGACAAATAAATGACTTTCTGGAACGACCCATCTAGAGTGCTTTTAAAACAGCAACATAGATGGGTCATTTCTTTTGGTGATAAAGATTTTAATTCTACTGAATCAAAAACAAACCCTTTATTAAAAAATAAAATTTATAACTTTTTTGCTAAGTCGGTAGATAAACCAAGCTTTGATATAAAAACAACACAAGCGCGATTTGGTTATTCCCACACTTTTAATTTTCCACAAAGGCTTGTTTGGAATCCAATAACAATAACGTTGTATGATGTTTTTAATAGAAACATTAAATTTGTTAAAAAAACGGTAACTACTAGACCAATAAGTCCTTCAAACACTCTTGAAACTGTTACATCATTTACGGAAATTCTTAGCGATGAATCAGCCAAGAATAACACACCTATTAATGTGTCAAGAACTTTAATAAATCCAATTGTTGCAGATGACAGACAAAGCATAGAAACAATCTATGGCGTTAACGATGCTAATGTTTCCACACAATTGTTTTTTTATAAATTTTTGCAAGAGGCTGGCTACATCCAGCCAGATGAATATGAAAAAGAAGATTTTCTTTTAAGATTTAAGCTTTATAATTTTAAACAAGCAATGGTTAATGCTCTAGCTGGTAAAAGTAGTTTTCAATTAGGAACTAAAAGTTCTGAAATTTTTAAAAAATCTAATTTAGACTATAACGATCCATTAACTAAAAAAAATTTTATAGACACAGAAACATGGCCTAAAATTAAAATTCACGAATTAGATGACGATGGAAATGTTACAGAAACTTGGGAACTTTATAATCCGTTAGTAACTTCCGTTAAGTCAGATAAGTTAGACTATAGCGGGGATGCTGCAACTACAATAACGGTTGTTTTAGTTTATGATTGGGCAAATCTAGTGCCAACAGACACAAGAGAAGTAGAACTACACCAAGTTGTTAGAGAAACTGAATTTGTTAGAGAATTTAGAAGACCAAGCGAAATAGATATCGAGGGGCAACTAGTAGTTGGAACAGATAAGTTAAAATCAGACATAGAAAATGAAAGGTTTTCTCGCACTTATGGAACAGCACCACAAAAAGTGCCCCCAACAGAATTTCCTATTACATTTACTAATAGTCAAAAAGCACTTATTTTAGAGGATTCTGCGACAAGACAGCAAACATTTTATGATAAATTTGAGCAAGAAGGATTTTCAGATTCAGATTTGCAAACTTTAAGAAACAATACAAATCTTTCAAGAGACATCCGCGATGCAGCATCAGGATTGTTAAGTGATAGAGACTCTTTGAGGTTTAATCAACCAAACAATACTCCTCAAGGGATTCAAAATAATCCCTCGTTTAGAGGGGGCGCACCGGAACAAAACATCTCGCTACAGGGTGCTGGCTCTGGCGTAGGGCGAACAAGCAATCAAGGCAGCTCGTTTTCTGTTTCGGCAGACAGCTTACCGCCAGCCTATCAAAATGTTTTACCAACGGCAGCAGAAGTACAAAGGCTAAAAGAATCTGCAAGCCTAAGACCAGCAGATGAAGAAATAGTTCCATAACAGAAAGAAGGAATAAATGAGAAACAATTTAAATGAAATTTTTGAGCAAACAAGAAAGAACAATCAAGAAGGAGCAG